AATTATATTTCTTATCAAATATTTGTTGTAATAAATCATTCTTTGTACTTTCAGATACCAATATAGTTTTATTAATTACTTCATTAATAAAATTCTTTTTATTTTCCAATATAAGTAATTTCTTTTCTAATTCATTCAAAATATATTTTTTCCTTTTAACATATAAACTATATCTTACTTCATAATGCTCATCTAATATTTTATAAACATTATCATATTTATTTATTTTATTATTTTTATCATATGCATGAATATTTGTTAAAGAAATATTACTACATAATTTTAATTTCTTTTCAAATATACTTATACCTTCTTTTATTATAAAATTATTTTTATCATAAATAAAATCATCTGATAATGTTATTTTTATATTTATATCTTTATCTGAAGAATAATTATCTAAATCAATTATCATATCCGATTTTTCTGACAATATTGATTCTTCCATAAATCTTATATATCTATCTGTCCATTCCCCTATTGGTAATTCAGTTATAATTAATTTATTATCATTTAATGAATATATCCCTTTTGATAAATAATTTTTATCATTCAATTTTATTATTTTTCCTTTGAATCCTTTATAATAAGGATGTATTTCTTTATATGATCCTATATTCAATTTGTTTTTTATATTTTTAATGATATCAACTGGATTAAATAATGGTATATTCGTACTCCACCCCGTTCCTATACCAACCATTCCATTCACCAAAATCATAGGTATAATTGGAACATAATATTCAGGTTCTACCAATAATCCATCCTCATCAATATATTTTAATAATGGTAAATCTTCTTTTTTAAATATTAAATCTGTCATTGGATTTAATTCTGTATGAATATATCTCGACGAAGCCGCATCACCCCCTCCCATTATTCTCGTCCCAAATTGTCCATTCGGTAATAGTAAATTTATATTATTTGATCCAACAAAATCTTGCGCCATCGCTATAATAGCTCCTTGTAATGACATCTCCCCATGATGATATGCAGCATGTTCACTAACATATCCAGATAATTGAGCTACTCTTATCTCTGAATATAATTTTCTTTTAAAACAACTGAATAATATTTTTCTTTGTGACGTTTTTAATCCATCTATACAGGATCCAATTGATCTACTCGTATCTGAATTTGAAAAATGTATTAATTCTTTATTTACAAAATCATCTATATTTGTTTTTTTAGTATTGTAATCCAATATTACTTCTTTATCATATTTTTTTAACCATTCTTTTCTAGCATCCGCCTCTGTTTTCTTAAATGCTAATTTTATTGATATATCTGTATTTTCATTCACAATATAATCATTTACTTTTAATTCTCTAAAATATTGTTTGGCTTCTTGTGCTGTTGACGTTCCTAATCCCTTATAATATTTAACCGTATATTTATTACTATTTTTACAAGACGTTTTCCAGTTCATATATTCTGTTAATGTATAAAATGATTTTATCTTTTTTTTAAGAGATACTTTTACAATTGGTGTAATCATATATGATATAAAATCAAAATTTAATAATTCAGGCCATAAATAATGAAACATATTTATTAATAATCCTTTAATATGAAATCCATCATGATCTTGATCTGTCATTATCATAATTTTTCCATATCTTAATGATTTAATATCTTTATATGATTTATTACTTTCTAATCCTAAAATTTTCTTAATATTTATTATTTCCATATTCGAATTTATTTGTTTAATATTAGCTTCTCTAACATTCAAAACTTTTCCCTTCAATGGAAATACACCATATTGATCTCTACCCACTTCAGATAATCCAGCTATAGCCATCGATTTAGCTGAATCACCCTCCGTTAGGATAAGTGTACATAAATGTGCTTTCTTAGTTCCCGCCCAATTAGCATCATCCAATTTAGGAACAATTATCTTATTTTTCTTTTTTCCATCCGTTGATTTTAATAATTTATTATCATTCTTATTACTAGCATCCAATATCTTATCAATTAATTCTTTATTTAAACAGATTTTCTTAATAAACTTTGATGATACTTTCGGTTTTGAACCAAATTTACTTTGCGATGTTATACACCTTTCTTTTGTTTGTGAATCAAATGACGGATTCTCAATTACACAATTAATATATAATGAAATATATCTCCTTATTACTTTATCTTTTATTTCTTTCTTATGTTTCTTTTTAATAAAATCTATAATACCATTACATATTTGCTTTGCAATACATTCCACATGTGATCCCCCTTTACTTGTACATATCCCATTTACAAATGATACTTGTTCAAATGTATCATTATGTGATACTGAAAATATAACATCCCATCTATCTGAAATTATTTCTTGATACTTAATTGAATCTGAATATAAATTAATATAATCTATAAATGATTTAATTTTTATTTTTTCATTATTTAAATATACATTTACTGATTTATCTGTAATCCCAGAAATATCATATATACGTCTATACAACAATGATAACATATCTTCTGAATATTTTTTTAATCCAAATCGTTTAAAATCACATTTCCAAGTAATTTTTGTATATGGTTTTAATATACATTTTTTAATAATAGGTTCACTACATTTTGTCATATTATTTTCCCACGTCTGTGTATATTTCAATTTATTTATATGATCTACTGTTTCAATCGTAAAATATTCTGAAAATATATTTGCTAATTTAGCACCATATCCATTCTTACCACCTACAATTCTTTTTTCACCTTTTTTATAATTTGATGACGTCAATAATTCTCCAAAGATTAATTGAGGAATATAAATCTTTTCTTTATCATGTTTTTTAATTACAATACCATTTCCATCATTTAGGACTGTGATAGAATTATCATCCTCAAAATTAATTTTAATATTAGATACTTGTATTATATTTTCATTATCTTTTAACCCATATAAACGAACAATTTGATCTCTGGCATTCACTAAAATTTCATTAAAAATATTTAACAATGCCGGAATATATTCTATTTCTTTAAAAACAATTTTATCACCATCTTTTATTGGTAGAATTTCATTGATTTTATCAATACCTCCAACATAAGTATCAGGAGTATCATAAATATGTTGTCTCAATTCTTTTTTTTCATATTGTTCGTTCATTATCTAATATATATATTTAATAATTTTTAAGTAAATATAAATTCAAATTTAATTAATATTATTTTTTTATATGCTATAGTATAAAAAATGGGTGGAGGATTAATGCAATTAGTAGCTTACGGCGCACAGGATATCTATCTCACAGGAAACCCTCAGATTACTTTCTTCAAGATCGTCTATCGCAGACACACTAACTTCTCGATGGAGTCCATTCAGCAAACTTGGAGCGGGACCGCTAAGCCCAACGCAGCCAGCAGAGTTACAGCAACCATTTCTCGTAATGGTGATTTAGTTCACAGATTGTATCTTGAAACAACTGGTCTAAACACTGGTTCTTATAATCCGGCCGCGGTATTTATTGATAATGTAGAAGTGGAAATTGGCGGCCAAACTATTGATAAACATTATGGTCATTGGATGGAAGCCTGGGCTGAATTAACTGAACTCAATCCAAGTGGTTACATCGCGAATTCGACGGATGAATCTGGCACTCTCTTCCAAAGAATGTCTTGTATGGGCGGGGTAGATAATAATGGGGCCCAACATGGCACCAATTTTATCCCTTTAAGATTTTGGTTTTGCGAAAATCCTGGATTAGCATTACCATTAATTGCTCTCCAATATCATGAAGTAAAAATCATTTTACAGACTGGTCCGGTCACAACTGGAGGAAATGCATTATTATGGGCTGATTATATTTACTTAGATACCGACGAAAGACGTCGATTCGCCCAAGTATCACATGAATATTTAATCACACAGGTTCAACACCAATCGTTCTCAGGCCAGGCCGTTAATACTTTAAATTTTAATCATCCAGTTAAAGAACTTATATGGACTGGCGAATGGTCGGGGGGATGGGGCCCCGGCATACACGCGGCGTTTATCAGTGACTCCACATTTCAATTAAAATTAAATGGTCATGACCGTTTCGCCGCCAGACATAAAGATTATTTTTGTTTTGCTCAAGTATGGCAACACCATTCTGGTGGCGGCCGGTTCCCAACAGTCGCTGGCGACAATAGCCCTCACGGTTGCGCGATTGCTGTATATTCATTCGCTCTTAAACCTGAAGAACACCAACCTTCTGGAACATGTAACTTTTCTAGAATAGATAATGCTCAACTCATCCAGGGCGGCGCCTCCCCCGACGATATTAGACACGTTTTCGCCGTCAATTACAATGTCCTTCGTATCATGTCAGGTATGGGTGGTTTAGCTTATTCTAACTAAATAATTAATTAATAATATAAATTTTTTTTATATGCTATTGTATAAAAAATGGGTGGAGGATTAATGCAATTAGTAGCTTACGGCGCTCAGGATATCTATCTCACTGGCAATCCGCAGATTACTTTCTTTAAAGTTGTATATCGCAGACACACTAACTTCTCGATGGAGTCCATTCAGCAAA